ATTGAAAACTACTACGGCAGGCCATTAACCAATGACCAAGTAATGTTTCGACGTGAGAAGGTGGCCGAACTAGGCTCTGTCGAGGGCTTCAAGCGTGAGTATCCAGCGACAGCAAAAGAAGCATTCGAGAACGCAGCTAATAAGCAGCTGATTGACGGTTTGAATGTAAGTAGGGCGCTAGTACCTAAGCCAGACCTTCAGGCGATAGGGCCGCGAATACTGGGTGTTGATGTTGCAAGGTTTGGTGACGATAAGTGTTCATGGTTCTGGCGGCAAGGGCGATATGCTAAACGTTTAGAATCTGAAGGTAAAATAAGCCTCACTGAATCGACAGGCATAACCAAGCGAATCATTGACCAGCTTAGGCCCGATGCCGTGTTCATTGACTTAGGCATGGGCGCTGCACTCGTTGATAGCCTGCACGAGATGGGTTATGACGAGGTAGTCGGCGTTAACTTTGGCGGTGAGGCTTACGATAAGAATAAGTACACAAACAAGCGTAATGAGATGTGGCAAGAGTGCGGTGAGTGGTTAAATGATTCGCCTGTGTGGATTGACGCTGAAGGTGATGATGCCGACGCAATCGAAATGGACCTATGTTCACCTGAATACAAGTTTGACTCTAAAGGCCGAAAGGTCATGGAGAGCAAAGATGACACCAAGAAGAGGCTAGGTCACTCGCCTGATGACGGTGACGGGTTGGTGTTGACATTTGCTCAACCAGTCGCTATGGCATACGCTGACGACAGCGGGTATAATAGTTTCAACAGTGGCCGCAGCGAAACAACAGGATATTAGGCATGCAAGAATACGACACAGAAAGTGAAGAATTAGAGCAGGAAGAAGACCTAAACCTGTGTAACAAATACAGTGATGATGAGTTATCGAGACATTATTTAGACATCACGGCCGGTATTGAGAAAGACCGTGAAAGCATGGTTGAGTACCTCAAGAAGCATAAGAAGGCTATCAAACGTTGCAAGCTGCTACCTGATAATCTTGAAAAGAACTTCCCGTACAAGAACGCATCCAACGTCGTGCTCCCATACGTGTTAGACGCAGCGCTGGATTTCAATGCACGAGCCGTCCCGCCATTACTTGAACGTCAAGACATTTGCTACATCAAGGTCCAAGGCAAGGACGAGCACATCATCCCTCAAGAGTTGCCAATGGCTATTCAGCAGATAGCAGCCCAGCAAGGCCAAGAGGCCGCAATGCAGTTTGAGCAGCAAGCCATGGCTCAGATTGAAGCACAAACACCACCAAAGCAGGCAAGAGCCGAACGGGTAGCGACTGCAGTTAATTATGACCTGCAGTGCGGTATCGAAGGGTGGCGCGAAGAGATTGACCGGGGCTTAATGATACTTCCTGTTGTCGGGATGTTCTTCAAAAAGACATACCAAGACAGCTCAAAGAACTGCCGCGTATCGGAAATGATATGGGCTGATAAGATGATCTATGATCACAACGCCCCAACTTTTGACGCTACTCCCCGCAAATCGTTTGAATTCACCAAGACTCGTAACGAAGTAGTTTCGATGGTCCGGTCCGGCATTTACTGCAATATGGACCGCGTTGAAAAAGATAAGGAAAAGAAAGAATACACATTCATTGAGTCTCATTGCGATATTGATCTTGATGATGATGGGTATGCAGAGCCGTATATGGTCGTACTGGATACCGAAACCAATAAGTTTGTATCGATTTACGCGCTATTTGAAGAGTCAGACGTTAAGCGCAACGATAAAGATCAAGTTGTTTCTATTGACGGCGAGAAACATTTCACTCAGACGATATTCATTCCAAACCCTGACGGTACAGCAACAGGGCTAGGTTATGGAATCCTATTGAGCGACATGTTCGACGTGATAGACACTGGCACTAATCAGATGATCGACGCTGGCACACTCAATAATACTGCAGCTAATTCAGCCATTATCCGCCAAGGGCAAAGAGTAGGGCCACGCGGGGCTAATCGAAGCAAGAAAGGCACGATAGACGTACAGATAGGTAAGCTCACCACATTGGAAACCGGTGGCACTGGTCCATTACGTGATGACATCATGCAATTGCCGTTTAGCGGACCATCCGAATCACTGCGAATATTCATTGAACAACTAAAGATTGATGCGCGTGAAATGGTGGCCGCTAGTCACATGGTTGATGCGAACCCTAACGAAGCTATGGGTTTATACTTAGCACGTCTTCATGAAGCTCTAGTTAAGCCTAACAGCATAATGATTCGTGTATTTAACGGGCTCACTAAAGAGTTTAAGCGAATCTATGATATTCAGCGCCGATACTTAGGTCAGGAAGCCTATCAAGAGATTACAGGTGATCAACAAGCCGATTGGACTGCAGACTTTGAAGAAGACTATGACATTCGCACAACCGCAGATCCAAGCCAAGGTTCTGAAATGGAACGTGCCGCACGAGCTGAGACATATTTGGACCGCGCTCAAATGCTGCCGCAGGTGTTCGACCTTCGATACGCTGCCGAACTATGGGTTGAGTCTATCGGACTAGACAAAGAGAAAGCAGTCCCTGCACCACAGCCTAATGAGCCAGACCCAATCCAATTGATTATCGCTCAAGCCCAGAAGCAAACATCTGAGGCGGAACAGCTCGCAGCGCAAGCAGATATGATTAGCGCACAAGCTAAGCTAATCGATGCCAACATTAAGCTTGCCAAGCTGGATATAGAGATAGAAGAAATCGAAAGTAAGGTTTTGAAAAACTTGTCTGAAGTAGACAAGAACCAAAGCGGCGAACAGGTATCAGCAAGAAAGCTGGCACTTGATGAGCTAAAAAACCAACGTGACAGTCTAAGAGGGCTGATAGATGCGACACAAGACCGAAGTCAAAGAATGGCTGAACCATCCACTAACCAAGCTATTCCAAGAGGCTTTACAGAAGGAATGTGAATCATCCCGTCAAAAGATGATGGATGAAATCGAGAACTTGCATTTCAACACTGCACAAGATATGCAGAATCGAACCATTGAATACAACGCAGCTCAATACGTTTATAAGTGTTTTAGCGATGAAGACGCAACAAACACAATCATTGAACTGATGAGCGCACACGGTTTACTTGAAGAAGAGGAAGACCAGAATGAAGCTACCCATTAAGCCAGTTGGCTATCGAATGTTAGTTAAGCAAGTGATCCAAGAGAATAAGACCGAATCAGGTTTAATTCTAGCGACTGACGAAGAACACGAGCGCCAGCAGCGTGGATTCCCGATCTATGAAGTATTGGCCCAAGGTGACGCATGCTACAAAGCTAGAGACGGGCAAGAGTTCCCTGAGGGCAAGTGGTGCGAAGTCGGTGACATTATCTTGATGGATGGATACGCAGGCAAGAAGGTAAGCCCTGACGAGTTTATTTCACTTAACTCTGATGACGAAGAAATGAAGGCGGAGCTTAAAGATATGAAGCGCCTTAAATTAAACTTTCACTTAGTAAATGACGACTCAGTTATGGGAGTTCTAAAGAAATGAGCGAAAACAGCGAAGCAGTAACGCCACAAGAGGCATTTATTCAAGGCATGGGTGAAGACGAGCCGGCCGTGATTGACAATGAAGCTGTCGATAACGAAGAATTTGACAGTGAAGAACCACAAGAATTAGTGCTAGATCATGACCCTAGTGACGATGACCCAGATGAATACTGGCTAGAGTTTGCCAAGTCGAAAGGCTGGAGCGATAACTCTGAGAAGGTAAAGCCAGGGTATTTCACTGATTACAAGGCTTTTGTGCGCAATCATGACCGCATCCAAGACAGTAAAATGTCAAAGAGTGAAGTCAGCAAGCTACAGAAAGCAATTGAGGAAACAGCACGGCAGACCGGTGAACTGACACGCATGCAGCAGCAGCGCCATGAGCAAGAAGTGGCGACGTTAAAGCAGCAGTTAGAGCAACGCAAAGAGGCGGCTAAATCATCCTTGGATTTTGATGATTACGAAGAGGCAGATAGCCAGCTCAAGAAGCTTGAGACAACGACGGCAACCACAACATCCGAGCAAGAGCCTACAGAGCCTCCTATTTTTGTTTCGTTTCGAGAAGATAACCCAGAGCTAAAGCATGGAGCCGACACGTTTGATGAGGAGTTAAATACGCTCGTTGAATCAAAGGTCAACAATGCTTTACGGTCTGGTGAAATCAAATCTGAATACCAGCTTGTTAAGTTTATGGAAAAGGCTGTTGAAAGCTCCAAAAGTGGCTTGGCGCGGTACCAGCAAAAGCCAACACGAACAGCGCCGCCAACAAACCGAGCTAATAAATCAGTGACCATCAAGCCAACGCCGGATAAGCTAAACCCAGATGCACGTAAATTCTATGATCATTTCAAAAGCATAGGTCTAGACGGTGCAGCAGAAGAATTCCTCAACTCAACACTAGGAGCATGATCTAATGAGTAAGACAAGTAATCGACAATCAGCAACAACTCAACGCGGAAGCGAAGACCGTTCACGTACTACAGGACGGGAGAAACGTCAAGAAATTAGACAAAAGACATCAAAACCTTTAAAATTATCGGTAGAAGGTGTTAAGACTGCTTTAGAAAAAGATCTAGGCAAGTCAATACAGCTTAAATGGGTGCGGCATACCACAATCGACCATCACGAAAACATCGGTTGGGAAATGGTACCAGACACTCTAAAGAGTAAAATAAACCGGTACACTGAAGACGGACGACTAAAGCCAAAGTCAGAAAATGTACAGGACGCAGAAGCAGGTGCTTACACTGCACAAGTTGGGAAGAATGAATATAACTTCCTGATGTATAAAGACCTTGAAGCCTACTTAGCGGAAGACGTAGAGTGGAATAAAGAAGAGGCGGCGCGGCCAATGGATTCTATACAGAGTTCGGCGGCAATGGGCGAAAGAGCCGGTTTAGGTGGTGACGTTGGATCATACCAGCCTAAACAAAAGGTGAAAATTGAAAAACAACGTGAAGCATATTAATTAGGAGGCCTTATGGCTAACTCAGATATACCACGCGGTTTCTCGCCTATCGGCTCAACGTCTTCTTCAGACTACACTGGAAAGACTCAGGCCTACGCGATTGCCGCAGCAGATACAACTATTTACGGTCGTGGCGACCTCGTTAAGCGTACCGGTGAAATGGTAACGATTGACGGTCAAACCTATCCAGTCGTTGCACGAGCTACAGCAGGCGGAACTCTATTAGAGGGCGCTATTGTTGGCTTTGATATCGACACAGATAGCTACTCGACTTTCCGAAGTGCTGGTGCTAAATCAGCTCCCAGAATTTGTTACTTGCCAGCCGATCCATACGTTGAGTATGAAGCGCAGGCAGACGGTAACATTCCAGATGCAAGCGCAGGCTTGAACGCCGCTATCATTGTTGGTAACGCAGACTCTGTAACTGGTCAATCAATCATGGAAATTGATTCAGGCACAACTACTGCACCAGCAACCACTGCTACCCTAGCTTTACGCTTAGTTCGTCGTTCACGATCAGTGAGCAACGAGTCAGGTGCGAATGCTGTTTGGGTTGTTCGAATCAACAACAGCGCAACGCGCTCAACAACCGGACTATAAGGGGGTAATATTATGGATGGTGCACAAGGTGGACGTACTACCTCGGGTGATTTAGGTCGCCTCATAGAGTCCGGCGTTAATGCCGTGATTAACCAATCAAACAAAGAATATGCTCCTGAGTATAGCGACATTTTAAGCGTCCAAAGCTCAACAAAGGCATATGAAACCGATACGCCATTTGGTGATTTCGGAGTTGCTAAAGTAAAAGATAAAGGCGCAGGCCTTGAGTATGATGATATGGTCGCGGGTAATTCTAAGAAATACCAGCACATCACATATGCTTTGGGCGCTCAGATTGAATGGGAAGCGATGCAAGATGATCAATACCAAGACTTAGGCGTAAAAGCTGGTCAAGGTTTGTCACGAGCATTAAACCAGACTAAAGAAATTGTTGCAGCTAACGTCTTTAACCAAGGCTACGGATCAACGACTACCTGGGACGGTCAAGCGTTATTCTCAGCATCACACGCTTTATTGAAGGGCGGAACGATGTCCAACATGCTAGCAACTGCAGCACCGTTGTCTGAGGCTGCACTTGAAGATGCCTTGATCAATATTTCATTGTTCGTTGATGATGGTGATCGAATCATCAAAACTATGCCGATGTCTTTGCATATCGCCCCAGGCAATATGTTTAACGCTGAGCGCATTATGGCTTCAACGCTTCAAAACGATACAGCCAACAACGCAACTAACGCTATGAAGTCTATGGGCGTATTGCCGGGTGGCTATAAAGTTAACCACTTCTTCACTAACGCTGACAATTGGTTTATTAAGACTGATGCAATGAACGGCGGTAAGATGTTCCTTCGTAATCCAGCGCCTATTACTGGCATGGATGACGACTTTGGTACATTCGACTATCGTCACAAGATTGCACAACGCTGGTCGGTTGGTGTTTCTGATTTCCGTGGTTACTACGGCTCAGGCGACAACTAAAATACCTCGGCACCTTCGGGTGCCGTTCTTTTATAGAACGAGGAAAATATTATGGCAAGTCCAACACGATTTACTAAAGTAGGCACATCTGGAAAAACCGGTGTCGCTTCAAACACTCAAGACTCCTATCTTCAAACTTTCGAATTCCCAGTTGTTGCCGTTGCGAGTGCGGCAGAGCAAGACACTGGCGTTGCAGCCCCTACAAAGGCCGTGCAAGTCATTAGTGCAATGCTCTACGTTAATACGGCAGAAGCTACAGCAGCGGCTAAAACGCTCACAGTGGGTACAACTTCTGGCGGCGGTGCAGATGCATTAGATGCAACCTCTGTTGCTGCTACTGGTCCAATTGGTACGCCTGTAACGGCTGCCTTTGTTGGTGGCGGTAACTGGTCTTACACTTTAGCTGGTGCAGATTTCGCAGAGTTGGACGCGGTTGCAGTAATTACCGTTAAAGCTATCGACGTATAGGCCGAGACATGAAGTCACCCATTACTGTTACACAAAGCAGCTTAGGGTCTTCACGCTGGATTCCCGTTGATTACAAGCAAACACCATTCAATATAGGGATGGGCGTTAAGCTTTCAGCGGGTGCGGTCCTGACTTATACAGTCGAGCACACGTTTGACGATATTCAAAACCCAAATATAACGCCGGTAGCGTTTCCGAATGCCGACCTAAACTCGCTTTCAGCTAATGATGACGGAAATTATGCCTTTCCTGTAAAGGCTATCCGTTTGACTGTTGGTTCGTACACGTCAGGCGATGCAACGTTATTGATCGTTCAAGGAGGTACGTAATGTCTGGGACAGTTACATATAGAGGCGCTGGACTTTCTGGCGGTGTCGGGTCTGGCATAAATCTTGACGCATGGGGGCATCAAAAGGTTGTCCATGATTATTCCTTGGTTCATGGTATGTTCACGTTTGAGGTCCCTTCAGCGGTTTGGAAGGAGTCTAGAAACGGTATTGAAGATATAACAGGCTTTACAAATGCAACCTCAGTGGATGGCAAATTAAATTTAGTTGCGGGTGCTACGCTTGGTGATCTGACTGTGTTGGATACTTTTAGGCATCCTCGATATGAGCCTAACAGGGGTCATACCTATTCTGCGAGCGTGTTCTTGCCTGACCCTACTGCTGATGGGGTTCGGGATTTTGGCATGTTCACAGGGGAATCAGGCGTATTTTTTAGGTTGAAGTCTGACGGTAATTTATACGCTTGTAGAACTACTACGACATCTGGCGCGGGTACAGTAACGTTTGATGATGAGCCAATTACAATCCCATTCCCTATTGACTTAGAGAAGGGAAATATTTATGACATTCAAATGCAGTGGCGCGGCGTAGGAAATATAAAATTCTTTATTGGCAACCCAGCAACCGGACTTCTAGAAGAGGTTTATTCGATGGATCTGCTAGGGAATCTTGAGCAGTTGAGCGTGTACAACCCTGCTATGCCGATAGCATTTAGATGTGAAAATCTAGGCGACAACGTTGCGATTGAGTCAGGGTGTGTTGATGTAAGCACAGAGGGCGGCTCTAATTACGATGGAACCTATGGATCTCTAGGGACTAGCACGGACTCGGGCTCTATAGCTGTTAGCGGAATAGACACGCCTGTGTTAGTTGTTCACAGTAAAAGCTCATTTTCAGGAAGGATAAATACAAGGGATATATTAAACCTAACGGCTATCGGTTACGCTGACCAACGGTGTGTTTTCAGAATATGGCTAACAAGGGATGGTACTGCAATTACCCTAAACGACCAAGCATGGACTGACTTTAGGGACGCTAACATTGAATACATCGAGTACAACACGCCAATTGTAGCGACGCCAGTTAGTTTTGATAAAACCAAGGCTATACAGCAGTTTTCAGCAAGGGTCAATCTAGACGACTCGTACACGTCAGACGCCGTTTTTGATAAGGCTGCCGCGCTAGTCCTCACTCCTGGTGACTATTTGATTTTCACCATGCAAAGGGAAAATGCAGGGAATGCGAATGTTGGTGTAACCTATGAGTTTAGTGAGGAAATATGATCACAATCACAAGCACGGCTACATCGATAACGGTTGACATGGGTGATTATTACCCGGATGTGGTAAAATTCAAGCGCGGATACTGGCCGAAAGATAAGGTTTTCTATGTTCTTGAGAACACGACCCATATCGAGGTTGATGCGGCTGATGACAATGATTGGATGTTGAATCATGACGGTGGGAATATCGGGCTTCAGGTTGGGTCAATAAATGGCTCCACTCCTGTTAGTAATTCTGATTTATTTAATAAGATAACAGCTTTGTTGGAGCAATAAAATGGCATCATATGTAAACGTAAAAAAGACCTATACGGGCGCAGGGAATAAAGACGCCATTCAATTAAACCGCTGGTCAAGAGACAATTACTCTTTAAAAATGGACGTGACTGGAACGATTGACTTTACCGTGCAAGGGACACTCGACTATGTTAATAGGTCTGGCGAAACTGTTACATGGAGCGACATCGATTCACTGGTTAACTTAACTGCTAGTTCATTTGAGAAAATCACAGACTCCCCTTTAGAGGCTATCAGGGTTGTCATTAATAGTGGTGCAGGATCGGTATTGTTTCATGTAGCTCAAAATGGTGAATGATAATGTCAAAAGATGGGCGTTTTAACAGTACTTATGCTGAAGGTGATACCAATACCATTGACGACGATACTGGACAAAAAGTAAAGCTGTCTGAAGTTCGTCATCGGTGGGATGGATGCTATGTGACCGAGGAAAATTGGGAGCCGCGTCAACCGCAGGATTTCCCAAGAGTACCGAGAACACCTAAAGCACCTAAGAATTACCGAAATGAACCGCCAATTGTGGCATACACACCACCGGATAAATCAACGCTAGGGGTCGAATAATGTCACTACCCACATCACCAACAGATCCCTTTGGCCGTGACACTTCCGGCTCTACCTCTTTTCGATTAACCACCTATGACATGGTGAAAGAGGCTTACACGTATTGTGGTATTGCCTTAGACACTGAGGGTGAAGATTTAACGCCGGGCTATCTAAGCGAGGGCAAGCGGTCACTGAATACCATGGTTGCGACTTGGCAAGCTCAAGGCATCCACTTGTGGACCTACACTGAAGGTTTCCTATTCTTAGAGCCTGGCGTTAACAGCTACACGTTAGAGCAGGTACGCGCAACGAATCGATACCTAGAAACCACGACCACATCCGATATCACTGCAGGTGGAAGCACGGTTGATCTAGCCTCAGTTTCTGAAATTACAACTGACTATTGGTTAGGTGTAATGGGTGAAGATAATAACTTGGTATGGAATCAAGTATTAACCGCGACAACGCCAACGATCACTATCGACGGGACTTTTCCTGACGATATTGCATCTGGTGCGACGGTCTATTACTACGAATCCCAAATTAAGGGGTGCGAGCGTGTACTTGATGTAAGGCGAATTAGCTTAGTTGGCACCAATAACGAAACACCAATTAAATTTGACAGTCATCAAGGTTTTTTCCGCCTACCGGATAAGGCCACGCAAGGTTCAGTAAGCGAGGCAACCTATGACCGTACTTTAGCTGAAGGTGTGCTTTATATTTGGGCTACTCCTGCAAATTCTACCGAGCAAATTAGATTTACGTATGAACGAAAGTTAGAGGACTTCATTAATAACGATGACTGTCCAGATTTCCCTAAGTATTGGATGGAAGCTTTGACCTTTAACTTAGCCAAACGGCTAGCTGCTAAATACAATGTTCCTGCAGTTCGAAAGCAGGACATTTACGCTATGGCTGAAGAAACACTTGATCAAGCTTTAAGTTTTGATGACGCTACTTATGACATTGACATTTCAATTAACGGGTCCACACGATAATGCAATATCCACTAGGCGGGTATAATCGAGATTATGGCAGTCGGATTGCGAGAACAGATGCGCTTAACTGTCTTCTAGAGCCCAACATTGACGGCTCTTTCTTTAGAGTACGCCGCGTTGCTGGTTTACGTGACGGTTACGACGTGGGCTTAGGTCCAATTCGTGGCGTATTTGAGAACCAAGGCGAAGGTTTTGTAGTCTCACGAAACAAGCTGTACAAGATCGCAAATGATGACACCGTGACCGAATTGGGCGACGTTGGCGGCTCAACCACTCCCGCGTACATTAATGCGAACGGTGCCGACGACAACCAGATCATTGTTATTTCTGATGGTAATGGTTACATCTACGAAGAGGGTGGCGTACCTGAGTTTCAGCAGATAACCGATCCAGACTTTTCACCAGGGTTCGGTGTCGCTTCATTGAATCAGATATTTTGGGCGCCACGTCCAGAATCAAACACATTGCAAGGTTCTGACACTGCTAACGGTTTGGCGTGGGATGCACTACGTAGAGTGAGTGCAGAACAAAACCCTGACATTCTCGTTCAGCCGGTGGCGTTGAATTCCTCAATGTGGCTCATGGGGCGCAAGGTTTGCGAATATTGGCAGACCGATTTATCAGACACAACCAACCCTATTCGGTTCGTGGCTGGCGCAACTATTCAAAGGGGCGTTGGTGCGGATCAGTCAATTGCTAGCTTTCAGAACAGTGTGTTTTGGCTGGCTGACGATTTAACCGTATGGCGAGCACAAGGCAGCCAAGCAAGCAAGATTAGTGATTTGAATCTTGAGTATGCTATCCGTGGCGATGGCAGGGCGGCAGGTTACAGCGCACCAGAACGCGCTGAAGGCTTCTTCATTGATCACCCAGTTCATAAGATGTACGTCTTAACATTCCCGTCAGACGGCGCGACATGGGTTTATGATGTAAGTACGGACCTTTGGCACCGAAGAGAATCTTCAGGCATTGGTCGGTGGCGTGGGCGCTACAGCTTTCTTTTCAAAAACAAGGTCTATGTTGGTGATTATCAGATAGGTAAGCTTTGGGAATTCACAGAAGAAGAATTCAGCGAGAATGGCGAAACGCTTAAGTGCCAAATCATACCGCCAGCAATTAGAAATACTGATTTCGATATGACTGTTGAATCGGTCGAGTTATTTATGGAAGTAGGTGTTGGTCTTATTGGCAATATTGATGCGTTCGGAATTCCGAAAAACGAACCAATTGAGCCAGCGATCACGGTTGAATATTCGAAAGACGGCGGCAATAGCTGGACTTTTAAGCCTGACTTGTCGCTAGGTAGAATTGGCCAGCGCAGTATTCGAGTGAAATCTCGATTATTTGGCCGGGTCCGCAAGGAATACGCATTTATGCTTAGGTTCACAGTGACCGACAAGGTGCCTGTGGAAATGTACGAATTACATGTTGATACATCGGTGAGCGGATAATGGCGATTAATGTTCCAGTATTAGATACGACACAAAGATTAATTGAGCTTAATTCAAAAATAGTTCAAGAGATGGAAAGGTCCGGCGTACCAAGTGACTATTTTGAGGAGCTTTGGTATGCCTTAATTAAAGAGCTAGAGTCAATCGACGCTCGTTTGATTGCTGGTGGCCTTTAACATATTAAATTGATAGAATAAACACAGATTACAGCCAAATCGGAAAGACGATAGTGCTAGATCGGTGAAAGACAACTGATTTTAGGATAACACTATGGGACTTTTTAGTAATATTGGCGAATTTCTTTTTGGCAAAGGGCCTGATACTGAGGCCGCACAATCTGCCTTAGCATCTGGCAACCAAGACGCACTAGCAAATATAGTGATGGGCTTAAATCAAGCTCAAGGCACTCTTCAACCCATGATAGATCAAAGCACTGGCTATAATTCTAAAATAGCCAATATGCTAATGGGTAAAACCGACCCCACAACAATACCGGGATATAACGCGATGACTAACGCTCGTCGTGAGGCTGTTGGTGATCTCGGAACGGGGATGGCCGGGACAGGCAAGTTCTTTTCTGGCTCAACTGCAGAAGGCGCAGCCAATATCGGCGGGAGCATGCAAAACCAGCTTATGCAGCAGTATTTGAGTAATCTAATGATGGGTGCGCAACCCGGAAATCAAGCAGCAACCAACTTAGCTGGTATGCAAATGGGCGGCGGCACATCGGGAGCCAATATAATGGCAGGCGGCGGTGCTAATATGGCTAACATGATCATGGCCGATCAGTCCGAAGGGGTTTTTGGTGACATCCTTGGAGCCGCAGCAACTCTAGGCGGTGCATATCTTGGAGGTAAGGGTAACAAGGGAGGCGGCAATGGCTAATCTAGGTTTATCCCAAGCTGCTAACAACTTTGTTAATGCTTACGCCATGGGCAAGCAACAAAAACAGCAGCAGCAAGAACAAGAAAAGAACGAGCAGGTCAACTCATTGCTGGGTGGCATGCTTATGGGCACTGCCACGCCCGATCAATCACAACAACTTGCGGAAATGGCACCTAATCAGTTTTTAAGCGCTCAGAATTACTTGCAAAATCAAGCCGCATCTGCCGCAGCCGCTCAGGATGTAATGAGCCAAGAGGAAGATATTGCAGACTTAACCTATTTATTATCAACCGATGACACTGCAGCTCAAGACGCTTATTTGCAAAAGCGAATAAACACAATCACAGAGCGTGGCGGCGACCCAAGAGAGACCAATATGCTGCTTAGCATGCCTGCAGATCAGAGAAGCAAAGCAATTGAAATGCTGGCTGCTCAGAACAACATTAAACGACCGGCTGGTGATAAGTTTGAACAAGGCACTGGCGATATGTCTGGGTATGTGTTTAACGCTTCTAAGGGCACTTATGAGGCTGATCAAGCAACACTAGACAGGCTCGCGACGGAAGCTGCAGAAGAGGCTAAAAAAGAAGGTATATTAACCGGAAAGGACTTAGCCGGAGTTAACGACAAGGTGACAAATCTAGTGAGTGGCGCACAAGACATAGTTGCTGCTGCACAATCGCTTGAAGCATTGGAGGCTAACTCAACGCCAGCGGCACAGCTAGCTGCTGTATTTAAGTTCATGAAGGCGAACGATCCTACGTCTACTGTTCGAGAAGGAGAGCAGGGTCAAGTTTACGCTGCAGAGGGCGCGATGAAGGGCTTCGCTGCACAAATCAACCAGATGCTCGGTAAAGGTGGCTTGTCTGAAGAAAACTTCAACGACTTAGTGAATACCGCTAAAGTAATGGCAAATAGCGCTGTAGGCTCAACAAATCAAACCGTAGGCTCATATTTAACGGTGCTTGAGGATTCATTAAGTGCCAAATCATTGAAAGATTTACAGAGTCGGGTGCCACCCACCTTTAAAGTTACTGAAACACCCAAGGAATCACCAAAATACACCGATGATGCTATGAGTGAAGTTGACAGCATAATGAAAGATTTAGGGCTTTAGTAAATGACAACTCAAACTGTAAGCGCAGATCAAATAAAGTCAGCCGTTGCCGCTAAATTATCTTCTGGTGAGATTAATAGTGACCAAGCAAGGTTAATATTAAAAACTTGGGGTGAAAAGAATGGCCTAATCCAACCCCAAAAGCCTATGAATCTAGTTCAAGGCACTGTTAAAAGTGTCACTGAAGGCGTAAAAGATCTACCAGAGACGGTAGCTGGGCTTGGAGAAACGGCATTAACCATAGGTACTTCAGCGCTGGCAGAGCCATTGGCTGGATTTGCCGGAATGGGGATGACTGCACTAGGGTCTGCATTTGATGTGGAAGATCCGGTAGCGCTCGGGGTAAAAGCAGTTGAAGGTACGAGAGATGCAATAACCTACAACCCCAAGACTGGTTACGGTCAAGATTACATGGGACTTGTAGGTAAGGCGCTAACGCCACTAGGTAAATTACTTCAGAAAACCTCTGAATTTACCGGTGAGATTGGTTATAAATCACCAGTTGCGCCTGAACTGACCGGTGCTGCAGCGTATGCAATTCCAGAAGCGCTACTTGAAATCGTGGGTGTAAAAGGCACTAAGGCCGCCAAAACCAAAGCAATCAAGGCTCAGGTTGATGCTGGGAATATAGACGACATAATGACACCTCAAGTTCAAGCTTTGCTAGAAAAGCAAGGCTTTACTACTGATGAAATAGCTAGGATAGTCGAAATCGATCCAGCTCAACTAGAAAGAATTAAGCGGTTTGACGAGCTGGGCATCCAAGCCACTAAAGGTGATGTCACGCAATTGACTGCAGATAGAAAGCCAGAGCAACAGCTACTAGAAACTGCAGAAGGTGAAGCTGCGAACGAAATGCGTCAACTAAGAGTGCAGCAGAGCGCGCAAATAGAAAACAATCTCAATGCCTTGGTTGACCGAAGTATTGATAATGAAGTCTTAGGCGCGTCAATTAAAGATGCCCTGATGGATAGGAAAAGCATGACTGAGGAGGCTTACAGGCGTTCTTATGATGCACTAGCAGAGGCACAGAAGGGTGTTGATGTCCCAGTGCTGATTGATGACTATCGCAACATTGACAACCTTCCAGATGCTGGCGAGCTGCGAGACATTCAAGCCAATAAGCCAGCCCTATATGACACCTTGGAAGGCGTTCTTACTGAGTTTGGAATTAATCCAGATGAAAAGAAAATAGCAGCTTTGATCGAAAAGGGTGTTAACCCGCAGCACGTTAATTTGGCTAACTTTGACCGGCTTAGAAAGCGCTTAGGTAACATTGAGCGAATGGACGACACTGGAATGATGGGTCGCATAATAAACCCAATTCGAAAGGAACTAGACCGGCAAGTTGAATTGGCAACTAAAACGCTTGAAAACTCAAGTGATGCTAATATCGCCAACTTAGCGAAAGATGCCAGACTAAATTACCGAGCGTCAAAGCTTGAGTTTGATGGAAAAACATTGGCAGACGATTTAACTAAAAAGGCCCCAAGGTCCGAGCAGCCAGCGATTTACTCAAGCGAAGTTTATAATAAAATTGTAGCGCCGAATGTGCCAATCGAAAAACTTGACGACATGATTCAGTCATTAAAAGCTCAAGGCAAGCAAGGCGATGTTGCTATTGCTCAATTGCAATCGAATACCATCATGGACTTACTTGACAGTAGCTTGAAAGGTACAACGAACACCATAGACGGGTCTAAAGTATTTTCCCCTGCGGCATTTCAGCGAAGGCTTGAGGTTCTTAATAAAAATGGCAAGCTAAAGCTAATCTTTCAAGATAATCCGCGCGCGTATAAGACACTGATGGATAATGCGCAAGCAATGCAAGACTTAACGCCAGGAAAGCTTGATATCGTTAAGGGCTCAGGTAGTACCATGTTAGATATCGTCAACACACTAGGATTGGCAAAAGTTACTGCAATGATACCTTTTGGTGGCGCAGCGATGGAAGGCTTGAACGGTCTGTCAACAAGGTCAAAGAATCGAAAAGTATTTAATAAGGCGCTAGAACGTAGGCCGGAAGTTAAAGAGGCGGTCGGCATAATGGCGAGCAATTACCCTTCACTAGCTGCCGCGCTTGGCATTGGATATGTTGCGCAACAGACAGAGGATGAATAATGGCAACACTTAAACAAGAGTTCATATTCTTCAACGATGAAGACGGACGCATCCGGCCTAACGCTAAGATGAAGTTTTTCGAGGCTGGCACAACTACCCCAAAAGCAACCTATACCACCGTTGATCTAACTAGCCCTAACCCATGGCCGGTTGTAGCAAGTGGTGACGGTATATTTCCGCCAATTTTCTTAGAAACGGGCGGTTATAAGGTCGAGGTTTACGATCAAGATGACGTACTCATCCGAACACGCGACAACCTAAACATTGCAGAAACTACCGTTTTATCAACGTCTAACTTTTACTTTTCTACTTTAGTAGACGCAAAACTAGGTGTCAGCATTAATGGAAGCCCAATCAATTTGCAAGTTGGGCAAGTAGCGCGCACCGCAGGTAAGAATACAGTAGATGACGGCGAAGGCGCAGAGTGGCTTGTTGTTGCTGCAGGTACCGGCACGGCAGATGATGACCTTTATGCCGACATTGATAACGGGTTGCAATTGCAAAGGCTATTTAACCAGCTATACGCAAAAAACGATCTATCTGACGTAGCGTCTACCTCTCAATCAAGAGCCAATCTTGATGTATTTTCCAAAGCCGAGTCATTTAAGCAAAGCTCTACTAATGATGTGTTTACTGGAAGTTCATCATCGGTTGATTTAAGTGCTTTACCTGGGGGTTTTCCTGGTGACGGCTTCTACATTATAGAGCATGAGGCGGGATCTAGCATTCCTGCTTCTTCAACCATGATTTATATCGATGAAGCTGTTGATTCTAGTTTTACTGGCTATTGCGTGTCGGGGGGGCCTGGGTCATTCGGGGCAAGGGTTAGCTATAGCTCGTCAGGAACCGCAGTTACCGTAACTCAAGTACAGTTAAGCGGACTTGGTAATTCGACTATAAATATATCAAGAATTGCAAAAATCGGAGGTCAATCCTGATGGGCTTATTTGTAAATCCAATAACATTTCAGAATGACACAAAAGGCCGGACAATGCCTTATGCGTCATATGACTTTTACGAAACTGACACGTATAACCGAAAAGCCACGTATTCAGATATCGGTCTGACTTCTGTGAATCCTAATCCAGTAATAGCCGATGGTGCCGGTAAGTTTCCGCCAATCTATCTAGATGATAAAAACTCATACCGGGTTGTGTTTAGCGAGTTCTCACGGCCTGATGTATATACGCAAGTCTGGGAGCGAGACGGCGTTACATCCGGCTTAGATGTGACTAGCGGGCTGACCTCTATCGACTCAGTAGCCGACCTATTCGGGCTTACGGGGGTGGATGGGCAGCAGATAAGTGTGGGCGAGTGTCAACCCAGTACAAGTGTTGGTGGTGGCAAGTTTGCGTGGGACCAAGGTGTTCATGATGGTGGCACGTTTATAGACCCTACGCGCACATTCCCTACGCCAGCAGAATGGGCTAACGGCTTGACTGACCCCGCTGTGATTGCTTGGTTTGACACAAGCGGCGGCACTGTTAATGGGTGGGAGAGGCTCGGTGTCGAGTACGTTACTCCTGAAATGTTTGGATTGAATACGCTTGATGAGCTTCAGGCTCTCATTGAGACAACACTTCCTGATCTTAAATTTAAACCATTCTCACGGCTTGAGCTTCGTAACAGTAGAGAAAGTTCAGAAGGGCTGTTTGATGCGCCTAACTTCGCTGGACAAACTGATTATGGTAACGAGCCTATTGGTTTTATTTTTCATCATTACACAGATGGCGGCATGATTCAGATAGATAATGTCGGTGAATCCAATGACATTATCCGATTAAAAAATGCACAAAACGCAAACAGAAGGCCGGATAAGCCTTCCTCATTTGTAGGTTCAGGTAATTTTCTAGCATTCGATGAGCATGACGACTCGCTGGGGTTTTCCCAAAGACTGGGTTTTATTGATAAGGCTTTTAAGATTGTATGGACTGGCGTTAAAGGGATTGCCACATTGTGGCAAAATAAAGCGGATGACGGCACGCCTGCATTCAGATTGCAGACGACAAACAATCACGACTACATCTTAAATATACTCAACGGTCTGACCACGAATGTATTTAATTTCAGGAATGATGTTACGTATACGAGAGCACGTATAGACAGTCATCCAGATCAAACAAACGGAATGTACATAAATGCTGGTGCGGGGAATCTGGTTCTTGATTCTACAAGCCAAGTTCGTGTAAATAAGCCGCTTTCGACAAGTTCGGGGAATTTACAGCTAACGACGGGCGATGCTTCTCCGGTTGAATCATTATTACCGTTGAAGTTAAGGCAATATTCAACTGCGGCACTACCCAGTGCCGCAACATATAGCGGTTGCGTTGTTAGTATAAGTGACAGAGCAGGAAAGCCTAGCCCAGTCGTCTATTCTGACGGGGCAGCATGGTATTATATGGATAATACCGCAGTTTAACCAACCGAGGAGAATCACATGCACTACCTAAACGTTTACATGACCGCGCAACCAGACCCGACTCCGCCGCCTGATGACGATAAGCCGGAAACGGCAGAGGAGCAGCACAATAACGGGACTGGTACCGGCCACCAAAAGTAATGGAATTTTTGTATGGACGCGAAAGCGGTCTAATTGTTGACTGCATATTTATTCTTCTGTTCCTTGTGTCTTACACAAGGCTAAGGAACAGCGCGTCCATATATTCTTTATTTTTTGGCATTGCAATTCCTGTTTTCGCTTATAGTTATCTATATGCAGTGGAATACATGCATAAATTCAACGTTGATTATCATTTAGTGATGGCTGGCCTAGTGTCGGCTTTTTTCGTTTGCATTCTTGTTTGCTCGAAAGGTTATGGGCTGCTTTTGTGTGCGATAGGTCTAAATGTTTTACTGCATGCAGTGATGATTATTAAAGAACCTGCGCAGCAAATGCACTTAATTAGCCCAAAAGGTTACACTGTAATATATGACAGTTACGAGAATGCGAGAATCTTAGTAGTTTCTCTCCAATTATTGGGGTTAACACTTGGCGGCAAATATGGGAGATATAGCGATATTAATAGTCGGTTTCGCTCTGATATTCGTCGCGCTTTTAATGATTTTCGCGTTCATTCCATCCGCTTACTACGAGCTAAAAGGTCATGACGCAGAAAAAAAACGAGCCGAGCGTCAACTGGCAAGTAATCCACCAAAGCCAAAAAGAACAGGCGGCAAGATCGGAGCGCATCGAGAAGAACCAAGATCGCGCAGACGAGAAGATCGACAAGCTGGTGTCTGCCATGTCAGAGTTGACAAGTACACTTACAGGGTATTCGCGAGAACTTCGACATACAAGCAAAGACCTTGAGGAAACTAATGAGCATGTTAAAAGCTTGACTTCTCGCGTTACAGTTCTTGAAATACAAGGAGCGTCACGAGAAACAAGGCTAAAGATAATTATTGGAGCGATGGCTGCTGCAATGTCTTTTGCCTCGGCTTGGGTTCTTGCTGTTTTTACGGGGAAATAATTATGGAAATTACAGTAAATCGATTCAAATCAAACAATGACGCGACGTTATCTGCAGTAAGCATTGATGGTGAGTTTCAATGCTTCGGGCTAGAGGATGAATATCGAGAAGATAAAATAGCCGGCGAAACTCGAATACCAGCAGGTCGTTATCGAGTCGGCATTCGTGACGTTGGTGGATTTCATGGCCGGTACGGCCGGAAGTTCAATTTTCACGTCGGTATGCTGCAGGTATTAGATGTACCTAATTTTGAATACATCTTGATTCACATCGGTAACACTGACAAAGATACTGCAGGGTGTTTGCTAATTGGTGAGAATTGCACTGCAGGAGATTCGCTTACGGTTCTGTCTAGCACTGCAGCGTATAAGAAATTCTACGTTAAGGTTATCGAGTCTGCAGTAAATGGTGATCTATTTATCAACTACGTGGATTCTGATCGATGACGCACACGCATCCAGTTAACCAGGTAAAACCAACTTGGTTAAATATCAAGAGGCCGAAGAATGGATAAGTTTAATTCAATGTTCGAACCGCTTTGGGTGTTCCTTCACCGCGGGCACATAGTCCGCCGATTCGTTCTTTTTGCTGCAGTGTGGATGACGTTTGATTCATATAACTGGGCAAAAGCCTATGCTATGACTGCAGACCCTAACGAATTTATTTATGCTGCAGTTCTCGGTGTTCCTTCTGCGTTATTAGCTGCAGCAATCAAGTTTTATAGCACTGGTAGAAATGAGGGCAAATAGATGTTTGAAACACTCGCAACAGTTCTCGCTAGTTCCGGCGCTGGCTCAATTATTGGTGGCATCTTTGGCTTACTTGGTCGTAAAGAAGAAAGGAAAGCTCGAGAGGCTGATTATAAATTTAAGCTCGAGTCTATGCGTTTGGGCGGTGATATTGCGATTGAAACTACGGACGCTCAAGCATTCCTCGAGTCACAGAAAACAATAAGCAAATTCGGCGGTGCTGTTAAAAGCGCTGTACGGCCTATTATAACGGGTTTCTTGCTTTGGCAATGCTATGTGATATTGACAAGCCTAGAATCAATCACAGGTGGTTTAGAATCCCTCCCTGCTGACATTACGCTCGAGTTGTACCGCGACATCGTTCTAAACATAATCTCACTAACTGCTACGGCGGTGAATTGGTGGTTTGCTGCTCGAGGTACATCAAAGAAATAGCGCGCTGGTTAACTCCAAACGCGCCGAGAGTTTGCGTTTAGAGTAGTTTGAATTTGTTAACTTTACCGCCTGTAAACGCATCCTTCCTTGTTGCGTACTTGACCGACTCTACAGCGCTACACCCAAAATCAAGTGCAGCAAGTGCCCATCTAGAGCCACTTCCAATTGCGTCAGAATAGTAAAGCGGCACCATCTTTAGCACACCATCCCACTGAGTGACCATATTCGCCTCACCGTTAGCGATGACTATTGCTGATAGGTCATAATCAATTTCAGACTCTTTATGCTCGTCAAATTCTTCAATAAAGCTTCTGGTATCTGATTCACTTGAGCTAACAAACCAGATCCAGCCGCGACGTTTATCAATTGTCTTTTTGTTTGCCGTGTCAGTACAAACCCTTGATCCTGCCGTTATTCTAGAATCGTAAGCAATTATCTTGTTTTTATGATCGTATACAATTGTTGTCATTTCCCCACCCTTTTCGTTTTGCCGCACTTACATCGGTATATAAGCAGCGGCCTGTTAATAATCCATAGTTTGTATTCGTGGTTACAAGTCTTGCTCTTTGACGAAGAATCCATCTACCATCTTTCCCTTTCTATCCTTGATTTTTAGCCACGCTGATAAAAACGCATCGTTCAATGTAAAGCCTTTCTGTACGCATAAGTTGTTAAGGCATACCAACGCATCACCTATTTCTAATTTAAGCTCGTGCGGCTTGTCCTTGGCTAGGCATTCGGCAATTTCACCTATCTCTTCCACAAGCTTGATGAATTGCTTGTCTGATGTAGTACCTTCGATCAGATTACGGTCATGCGCCCATTGTGTCGTACTGTCTTGCAAGTCGTTTAAGTTCATAGTCCATACCCCAATAATTTATCCAGTTCGTCAACCTTGCTATTCGCCACTTCTTCAGCGTTCCGGCGCTTGCGTGTCAGCTCTGGGTTCTCGTCCGAATTGCGCTTGTTAGGTTTAGCGATCGGTATCTGAAACCCTGTACACCAGTGCTTAGCGTTTGCTTTCGACTCTTCGTTTAGTTCTACTTTCATATCTGAATCCCCAAGGCCAAGCTAATTTTAACTAAAGTCGAAGACCTTGGCGTTGCCCTGTTCGACAAAAACTTTCTAAAAACGCACTCACCGACTTCGCACAATTCA